CTACTACCCCATCGAATCATTAAATAGTTACTGAATTTTTTACGTTCTTCTTCGGTAAGACTGTCATAAAACTCACGATCCTTCCGATCAAAGCAGGACATTTCGTTTGCGATGCCAAGTTTATCCACGTTTAATTTGTCCCGCTAGTTCACTAATTTGATCTTTAAGACGTGTAATATCTCGTCGCATTTTATCAATAATCCGTGTGTTGGCGTCGTTTGCTGCTTGTAAATTTTTAACCATGGTTTCCAAATCAACCACTATTTTTTCTTTGACAGCTACTTTGTTGGGTAGTACAGGTTCATCACCTGGGCCGTATTGATCATTAGCAGTTACCATATTAAAACGCCTTATTATAATTAACAATCTCGCATGTGCGACTTATGTCTTTAACAAAATATACACAGTCGGGCTTTTTACCTTCGCTTATAGGAACACACAATAACTGACCATTTTTAAGTTTGGGTGCATACCAAGTTACATCTTGATATACATCTAAAATTTCCACTTCCAAAAAACTTGGTCTAAAACTGGTTAGTGGGTTAAATTGGAATGCCTTAAAACCTCGATCATTCAGTGCTGATAACGGTATCACTTCCAAGTCACCGGCCTCGGGATCGCCTATTAATAACTGCCAATCAACGGGCATACGTACTCTATAATCACCTATTCTCAATACCAGTGCAGGACTATTAAAACTTTCCAAGAAGATTAGTGGGATATAGTGGTAGTCTGGATCTTGTGGGTTAGAGTTATCTAAAATACTAAATCGCATATCATCTATTTCTTCTGGTAGGTGATTTAAGTCATATGGTTCGTTGTCTAAGGTTAATATTTTCATATTGTCATTGTAGCATAGATTTTGGTATTGTCAAGATATTTTTACATTTATCAAAGTGATATCGTGTTAATGCTCCTGCTCCGCCAGTGATATTACAATGTGGGCAAGTTAGTTTTTTTTGCTGAGTCCCTCTTCGTTTTTCACCACTTAATTTATTAGCATTTGCTAAATTTGTCATATGTTCGTTACTTCTAGTTGGTTTAGGTTTATCTTTCATTGGGCTCACATAACCAGTTGCTCGCTTTTCTTCCCATTTAGCCGTTATTTGTTTACTAAAATTTTCACCGTGTTTTTTGCCAGTCATGCCTGATATGTGGCCCATTTTACCAGTACTAACTTTTTTACAAAACTCGTCTGACCTAACTCTGCCCTTTAATTTTTCTGATCGTTTTTTATTTGATTCTGCTGAATGTTTTTGAACACCTGTTTTACCTTTATTCCACGGTGCTTTGCCTTTGCGTTTTTCAGACATCTTCTTTCGTGTTTCGTCGCTGTGTATTGTGCCAGTTCTAGCAAACGAAATATTTTCTCTTATTTTTTTATATTCCCATGAAGTGAATTTACGATCTTGATGTTTATTCACTTGAGTAAATTTACCAACTGCCCAGCACATGGCTTGTTTAACTTTGCCAGTTGTCATTTTAGTCAATAATAAATGACAAACAAAATGTTCCCGCGCTGTAAGAGATACTAAGTTTTCTCTATAGTCAGAGCCACCGATACATCGTGGGATAATGTGATGTTTTTCAACATATCTAGTTGTAGGATTCGCGTTGCGAATAATGTTAAAATACCACTTAGTGTATTTGTTTTCTAAAAATACTACTTCCATTCTAATTTCTCCTGGGTGTAGTTGTATTTAGCCTCTTTGTAAAACACTTTGCGCTTGGTTAAATGACGTTTGGCAAATTTACAAGTTGATGTTATGTCCCATATTTGTACATGGTCCTTGTCCTCAGCTTTTCTAATACCACGACCTATACTTTGTATTACCCTAACAAAAGATTTACCAGGCTCAATAAGCACCAGATTAAAGATACGAGGAATATTGATTCCAACAGCGGCGACACCGTAAGTTGCCACGATAATTTTACCCGTACTAATTGCGACCTCAGCATATTCTTCATCTCGTTTAGTTCCTTTAGTTGCACCGCTAACAAATACTGCATGATCTCCCAGTAATTCTACCAGCGCATGACCCGCAGCAACACGGTCAACCAGCACTAGTGTATTACCTGTTTGATTTACATTACCCACTAGTTTAGCTACAGTTTCCAGACGTTCTTTATTTTCCAACAAAAATTTTAGTTCGCTCTGATAATTACTAAATTCTGCGTGATCAACAAGTTGCACTATGTTCACATGACATTGTGCTAGTACTCCTCGATCTTGCAATTCACTGGCTGATAGTTGATTGGTAACAGGGCCTAGGCTGCATTTTAACGCTTGGTATTCGAAAGGTTCCTTGGGAACAGTACCGGTTAACCCCCAACGAATGGGGATACGACTCATTACCCCCGTTAATAATGTCTTAAGTGCGTCTGCTTTGGCCATATGAACTTCATCTACCATTACGCATACCACACCTTCTAGAAATTCGTGTATAGTAATATCGGCTTCGTAATTTTTGGTATTCTTTAGCAAATTATTTAAACTTTGCCACGTGCAAATAGTATGAGTTTTACCAATGTCTTTTCTGTCACCGAAGTAAACTCCCACATCTAATTCTAAACTTCGATAATCTCGTTCTGTTTGGGTCACCAATGACTTATTTGGGACGATTACTATTGTCCTACCATGTGTTTCACAGCGTTGACTTAATGCCGCTGTCATAATTGTTTTACCAGCACCAGTAGCAACTTCTTGAATAGATTGTGGATTTGCCAAAAAGTTGTTAATAATTTCAACTTGATAATCGCGCAATTTAATAGGCTGACCCGCAAGAGGATGACCTTCTCCCCACATAATATGGGAAAAGGTATCTTCATTTACACTCTCAAATATGAAATTGGTTGAGTAATCTCGTTGGTCATCGAGTTCAATGGTATAGTTAAAATTATCCAGAATGGGGATAATCTCAGGTAACAGGTTTACATATGAGCTACCTCCCAATTGGAAATACGCTACCTTACCGTCCCACCGTCCTAGCCTAACTGCTGGTTGATACCGTGCTCCTGGTACATCATACTTGAAGGTGTTAACTAGTTTTCGTCTAGCATCCAGATCAAGACCTTCAATTTTAATATTAACTTCATCCTTAACTACGATCGTGGCCGTTTTCATAGTTGCACATCTTCCATTCCCGCTGCTCTAAGTCGCACAACATGTCCTAACATAAAATTTTTGGATTCCAGTGATTTCATAATGCCCAAATAACGATTACGCAGTAGCGCAACCTCATTGATAAGTGTTTCAAAATCAATAACGTCGTCTTCACCATCAACATATTTTTCAGCATCTCGACTGGTTAATGCGCGAGCATAACCTTCTAAATATTTCTGAAAGAATTTTCGACGTATTTTTCGCAGTTGTAGATTAAGGAAGTTTAATACAGCTTCTATTTCTTGTAATTGGTTAAACCTATGTTCAGTAATGCCCGGTAGGGCGGTAATATTCTTTTCAATAATACCGCCTATCTGACAATCCTGTTTGGCTTTTGCGAGTTCGGCTTCATAGTGTGAAATAAAATCTGGTATCACGCTTAAATCAGCCGCAACACGACTATACCACATGCTTAGTCCTCATAACCGTCATCTTCGTCCCAGTCAAGGGTATCTTCTTCTTCTTCATCTTCTGGATGATCTTTAAGATAACTGGTAAGAGCTCGCTTAATATCAGAGTCACCTTTGAAGGTGTCCTTAATATCATCAGCAGAAATATCATTGTCAATTAATACTGATACTAATGTTTCTGCTGCTTCGTTGCGATCAACTGTGTTGACAAAACGTTTTAATTCGTTATAAATTTCTCTTGCTAAATCTACTGACATTGTTATTCCTCCGTGGTTATGTCTTCAGTACTTACTGTTTCTGGTTGTTTTCCAAAATTCTCCATGATTTTATCTAAACAACCATCTTCATTGGCTTCCCATTTTTTACGGAATTGTTTGATAACTTCACCGTCTGGGGTAGTGAATACTAGACTGTTGCCTTCTTTCTTCAGCATTTCGCGCTTCTCAGCTAAGTCTACCATGCCGCTGTATGGATTCATACCTGTTTCGTAAGGAATCTTGATTTGCATGCCTTCAAATGGCTTTGCATATCTAGTTTTCATAACTTTACATCCTGCACGAATACCCATTACATCAGAGATTTTGTTGCCATCTTCATCTTCTTTCAACTTCATTTTCTTCATAGCAACAACAATACTAGAAGCATAAATGAAACCTTGCCCGCCTGAAATTTTGTCATCTGGATCAAACATATCTTGACTTGCGTATGTGTGATTTGTACATACCATGCCAACATTATAACTGCCAAACATGTTTACACAGTTACGAACTAGTGACGTAAGTGCTTTAGGTTTACGACCCATGTCACCTTTCATATCACCATCATCAAACTGTTTAACATCGGTAGGAGTTAATAACAT